TTTTGCCTCCAATTCCATTTATATTTATTTGCAACAAAATTTTGAGGTAATTGATATTCGGTAACATCTATATCTCGTGTATCAATTGTTACTGTGCTTCCTGTATAAAAATTGTCATATGTGTTATATATGATTTTATTGTTCTCAATAGTTGGATATAAGTTAAACATTGTAATAATCTGTTTAACGAAATCAAACTTAGTAATGTTAGGTAAGAGTTGTTCAGAGTTAAATGTTGCTGTAGGGGCCACCCTATCACTAATCTTACCCACATTACTTATATTGATATCTACAATACGATAATTAATATAACTTGGTGTATCTATTGATGTCAAATTTAATATAAACTTTATTCCCCCACCTGTAATATTCTTCTCTGGAATATAAATACCAGATGGGATTGAGCCTTGCCAAGTTACTTCTTTAACCTCATTTTCTTCAAATGATGTGCCGATATAATGAGAAACAAAATCACAATTATTAGTTGCAATACCATCATATAAAATTACAAATTCACCACCAACATTATAATAACCAGCAACAGTATCGCCAGTAAAAGATATTGTTATTTCATAATCAAAACCACAATACATTGCGTGTTCTGGTTCATATAAATTACTATTAATTGAACCGTTATCATAGTTCGTATCTGCACTTAGGGGGATGGTTAATGTTACCAATGTGTTCTGAGGTATTTGAGAATTGTAAGCAGAACCCATAACAGATTTTAGTGCGTAATCTTCCTCTGAAACTTCCTCTGTTAAATTGCTTGGCATAATCAATAAATTACTAAAAGCATCTATGTCGAGTAAATCCCCCCCAACAGAAAAACCATAATCTGTATGAATTTTCCTAAACATATATTCTGCGAAATATGAGGGATAAAAATTATTAGAGAAAATTTCTGTATAAAATGTATCCATTGAATTATATTCTCTGGTTTCATTATTTAAATAAAAACTTGTATTACTATTGAAATCACTTTCAATCTTTACAAGTTTTCTATTAACCCCCTTAGTATTAGAGAAAAATTTATTATTTATATTTTGCCCATAGTCGTGCATAATATAACAATACTCTTGACTTCCAGTTACTGCTGAATAAGAATGTTGCCTTATATTACTATTAACATATTCTGGTTGAGTTAAACCCTTTATTAGATTTAATTTTTGATCTGAAATATCTGTGATAAAATCAATAATCTTCGAATAAAGATTAACTGTGGCTATATATACTTGATCGCTTTTTGAAATTTTAGTTACTTCCAACCATCCATCAAAATTATAATCAGATAGAGTTAACCTAAATTCATATACCAAATTAACATTATTGTATTTTGTTAATATATTTGGGTTAACCCCCAATGCTGCAATATTCCTTTTGTTCATAATTAAGGGGAAACTACTTGAATATTGTGTTTGTATCTTATTTAAATCAGTTGTCTCTTTTATTGCATTATTTAACTTAATATTGGACGCCTCTATATCTAACTCTTCCCACTTATTTTGTTGTAAAGTTGCATAATCTATCCAGCCAGTTATTTGACCAGCTACAACATCTCCACTTAGATTTATATAAATACTCTTACCATCTGTTTCAATTGATAAACTAACTGATTCATCATCCTTAACAGCATATTCAGCACCTGAAGTATTGGCCCCCGATGTTAATTGAACTCTCAATTCATCAGTAGCATCATAAAATGTATCTGGATTTGGTGTTAAATATATTTTTAAAAAATAAGTTTTACCATCCTCTAAGTTAGCTATCCTAATACTTTCAGAACTATTGTTAATATCAAACTCTATTGCTGTTGAACCTAAAATAGTATTCGTATCATAAGTTAAACCAGATGTAATTATTACTGAGGGGGTTTCCTCATTAAATATGTAATCTTCCTTTTTTCTTATTGCTAACATTAAATCAAGTTTTTATTTAGGTCAACTGTTATTTCAAATTGATAATATTTAAATCCTGGTATATCACTATTAATTAATTTCATTGATGATTTTGCAGGTAACGCAGGTCTCCATATGTCATCAATCCTTATTTGAATATTTTTTGAGTAGAACAACGATTTTAAACGTAACACCTCTTCGTCATTTAAAAGCCTAGAAGTTAGTTTATAATTTTCCCTATAAGTACTCTGATATACTGTGTCTCTTTTTTCTTCTACCTGCTCATAATAAAATGGGAAATCAGATGTTGTTTCAAATGTTGTCCAATCATTCCTATCCTTTTTATAAGTTTTAGTTTTATTATTTATTGTTATTATCTCTTTGTTAGAGAAATTATAATATTCATTACCCCCCAGCTCATTCTCCCACAAAACTTGCAAATCAGAAAAGTTATCACATACCACCTTGAAGTTATAATCCTGAGAAACAGTGTCACCAGAGGTAGGGGATGTTGTTGAATATGCTGAAATCTTATATGTATCTCCAACCACCAAAGAAACAGGATTGGCCGTGCCTATAATATAAACAAATCCAGATTCTAAGGTTATTGTATCTAAAATAGTTCCTGTTGATGCTGCCAAATTGGCAGGATAAGCAGGAAACTCTACTGTATTATTTGAACAATCTTTTACCGCAGCTGAGGTGCAATCAACCCATGGTACATTATTTGCTAATGTATATGCATATACAGAACCATTCTCTTTTGTTACCTCAATCTTTAACTCATTGAAGAAACTTCTATTACCAAGCAAAATTTGATTGGCACCATAGAAAGACTTAAGCGCTCCCCAATCCCCTAATCTTACCTCCTGCACATTTGTTGGTGTTATGTAAGATAAGAACTTTGATGTATCGCTATTGATGGAATAATCTAGCATATTAACCTCGTATATATCATCATTCAGAAATTGTTTAAGAGATGTATTCGCATATATTCCATATACAGAACTTGTATCATATGTTTTTCCACTATAGTACTCAGTAACAGTAAACTTATATTTGCCCATATGAGAAGTATTAGCACTGAATGCTGTTATCTCAGGTTGAGCTGTAAAGTGTACAGATTGATTGATTGGCTTAATAGCATCGAAATAAGAGTATCCTGAGCTATTAAGAGGGGGTATAAGGTTTCTAAAATCATTACCCGTTTTATAATCTGTTAATCTTATTGAATAAACAAAATCAATATAGCTTTCGTATTGATCTGACCCAAAAGTAATAGCCTCAAACCCTGTATTTGCATGAGGATAAATCGGAGTTGCTGAAAAATTTTTAGAGTTTGCTTGGCGTAGAATTGAAATTGACATATGTTTTTTTTTACTAAATGATATTAGAAACCTTTAATTTGTTTTTTAGCACTTATTGCCAAATCTTCCTAAACTTATCATCAAAATCTTTTTCGATAATTATCCCCATATAATCAAGCAGCTCTTCATCCAGATCAAGAATACTTTCACGAAACTTATAAATCCATTTGTGTGGAGCCGTACCAAATTTCTTTATGTTGGCCCTTACTGCCCAAGGATTGATTGATAGGTTTTTAGCCTTCACCCACCTCTTAAGCGGCTCTATTGGGGCTGAATGCGGTTTTGATCCAGAATCCACGAAGGCTCCATATTGTAACATTTCAATCTCTATGAACTTAGGGGATACAACATACTTAATCGACCTACTTAGATCACCAGTAGCATCAATATTCTTTGACTGCAATACTTGCCTTAGCGATAATACAACTGCCTCAGCTATCTTATTTAGGGCTTGTTGTTCCATTATGATTTAGGTATTACACACTTATTATTAGTATTTTCAATTTCGATTTCGAAAGAGAATTGATAACCAGCCAGTACATCATCTTGTTTAAATTCTGCTGGATACATTCGAACAGTATTATCAACGATTGACCACACATCATATTTTTTATCCACCCCCAAACCAACGGTTGCAGTTTCCCAAAAGTTAGCCACAACATCAGTTCCAATACTTAGTGAATTTGACATTACAGTTTCTAGGTTTGATTTATCTTGCTTCTCTAAGTCGAATATATACATATCAAGTCCTAGTATTACTTGTGTACCATTCATCCTTGACTCTGTAGGTGCAACGTAAAGGATTGGATAGAGTGTATCTTTGGTAGAAATATTAGCCATATCACCAAACCCAAATGATAGCAATTGATAATGCTCATCTACAAAAATTCGTAATTGGTCCAATATTTCTTTTAAGGTTACTTCCATAATTTTTATTTAAGATATTATTTTATCTGATATTGTTTGCTTTGTCATAGGCAGCTTTTTCTTTTTCTGCTTTTTGCTTTTTATATGACATATAATTTAAAACCTCGATAAGGGGCAATTCCTTAATTGCATCAACGTTTAATAAATTCTCCGCTAGCTCATATGCCGCATTTGACCATCCACCATCCACATCTTCATCCTCCTGAACGTTCTCTTCTTCCTCAACAGATTCTTCATCTTCATCTTCCTCTTCGGTAGGGGGCTCAAAAAGGCCCTCATATTGTTTAATTAAATCTGCCCGCCAATTAATAATTGTATCAAACAAAGTTAATCCATCCATTATATTTAAATCTGTACGTATAATTTCTGATAATTTATACGTATCATTTATGTTATCATCTGGAATAATCATACGTGCAATTGTGTTTGACATTGTATTTTCTTTTTGCTTAATGAAATAATTTAAATCAATCCATTTTCCATATTTCATTTCATTAAACTCTCTCAGATAATAATCCTTCCCCTCCACTCGGTAGGATTTCCTTAGGGGAATTTTTGTTGTATCAATGGAAAGCAATTTCTTAAAATCTATTAGGATAAATGAAGATATACGAATAATATCTAACTTATCATAAGGAATTTCTGCTAACAAATGGATCAATTCTTTAATCTTTTGTAACTCATCCCCCTCAGCATTGATGACTTTCACCACCTCTTGGTGTTCATTTATACTTAGCTGATTTAAACTCTTTGCCTTATATGTTGTATCTCCTAATTTAAATATTATTTTCTCCATTGATTAAAAATTTATTATGGTTATTTGCTGTTTGTTTTTTGGCTTAAAGTAATAATCAATTGCGTACCTAGTTGCCGCAATGGCATCGTCGAACTTATCAATTGGCTTTGGGTTACCCTTGCTATCTTTCTTCCTCTTTGAATATTCCCACATTCTAAGTTCTTTAATAAGGTTTATTGAACCAGCTGTAATGAATACCTGTTTTTCTTGCCAATTTTGTATTGAATCTTTCAGTTCCAACTTCTTTATGGGTGCTGTATTTATTCCATAGGTTCTTCTTAGCTCTGCAATTGCACGAGGTTCAGCTGAATCACATACTACTTTTAGGTTTTTAGGATTGAACCCCTTTATTTCCCTAGCAATATCTGAATTTACGATATCATCTTTATATAACATTTCATCGATATACACCGAGTTACCTATTATTTTAATATGAACTGATGCTGTTTTATGGACGAAACCAAAGTCGAGGCCATAATGTTGTGCATTAATCCCCTCCACAGGCATTGAGCTAATGAGTTGCCAGTCTCCACCTGTTCCAATATCTTCTTTAAATATTAATCCTTCTATTGATCCCCACATCCCATCTAAATAAACTTGCTTGAAGTTCAATGAATGTTTAGCTCTCTCTAATAAATCTTTTATTATACTTTCTTCTAGAAAGGGGTTATCTAAATATGTTGTAACAATTTCCATATAGTCATCACGGGTTTCCAAATGTTCAATTAATTCCCACTTTTGGCGGGGGTTAAATGAAGCTAATACTTTTATCCGTGTACGTATAGATACCTGCTCAACAACTTCATTTTTGAATAGATCTATTTCATCAAAGTAACTAATATCACTTCTCATACCAATAATCTTATCTTCTGACTCAGCTCCTAGAAATCTAATCTCGGTACCATTTGGTAAATAGAGAACAGATTCAGTTTTATTAAAAGTTAATTGATGCCATATCTCTTTGGCAACAATCTTCCTCATATCGGACTGAACACCTCTTTTAGATTTTGGCATTGACTCCGAGAAAATGGATATAATTTTCTCTGGGTTTTCTAAACCCCAAATTAATAAGAACTGTAAAATTGATATAGATTTACCTGAACTCGTCCCCCCTCGGTGAAATATATACTTAGCTTTACCTTTCTTAAATGCTTTTTTTGTTTCACGATAAGCTCGTGTGACTTTCATTTCCATTTATCTATCTATTATTTTTGCATCTTTAATGATAATCTCTATTAAAATCATCACGAGTTTCCAGTTGTTCAATTAGCTCCCATTTTTATCGGGGGTTAAATAAAGCTAATGTTTTTATCCTTGTACGCATAGATACCTGCTCAACAACTTCCTTTTTACATAAATCAATCTCATCAAAATAACTTATATCACTTCTCATACCAATAACCTTATCTTCTGACCCAGCACTTAGAAAACGAATTTCTGTTCCACCAGGTAGGTATAAAACGGATTCAGTTTTATTAAAAGTTAATTGGTGCCATATCTCTTTAGCAACAATTTTCTTCATATCGAATTGAACACCTCTTTTAGATTTTGACATTGATTCCGAGAAGATAGATATAATTTTCCCTGGGTTTTCTAAACCCCAAACTAATAAGAACTGTAAAATTGATATAGATTTATCTGAGTTTGTTCCCCCTCTGTAAAATATATACTTAGCTTTACTTTTCTCAAATGCTTTTTTTGTTTCACGATAAGCTCGTGTGACTTCCATTTTCATTTCCATTTCCATTTATTTATCTGTTATTTTTGCATCTCTAATAGTAATCTCTATTCCACCAGAAATATCCAATTCCTGCTTATCTTTATAGTTCTTATTACGCTGGGTTAACACCCACTTAGCAATCCCCGCTCTATTAAAATCCTCTGGATTATTTAATATTTCAGTTATAACTTCCTCAGCTTTTTCTACAATTTCTCGTTTCCTTTTTTCCATCAATTCTATTATCTCTATATTTTCCTGGAGGAATTTATCCATAGTAATCCACGACACTTTATAATATTTAGCTATGGAATTAGTGTATGGATTTACTATATCATTACATATTGCCTTGATTATCTTAGCTTTAGATAGAACAGCTCTCTTTCTGCCTGGCTTTTTTTTAACTATTTTTTTCTTCTCCATATGGGGGGGTTCTTAGTTTTTTCTATCTAATGATATTAATATCAGATTTTTGTTGCACAATAGTTCCATATATATCTAGCCTATAATGCTTAAACATTATGTCCAAGTGACGGTAGTACCCTTTATTATCATTGAAAAAGTAACATTTTTCACATAATAACTTATGATACCACCAGCCAATCGGCTTTTTATACCTGGTTTTCTTTACTGTGCTCCAGTTCACTTATTCGAATTTACCTTGATTGAAATTTGCTGATACAGTTAATGTTAGAAAGCTTACTGTATTTCCACAGTCCAAGTTCCCAGGTTCTTTTCCAGTGAACTTTTTATATAATTTTGCGATAAGGGGAACATCCTCTGCTTTTGTCCTACCACTCATTTTGTATCTTTGTACCAATCTTTTCAATTGTTCATAATAATCTGGATAAACAATAAATCCTGTTGGTTCTTCAATTATTGGTTCTGGAATAATTTCCTCTTCTGGAATTATTTCTTCCTCAGGGGATATATCAGGTATTTCATCAATAGGTTCTTCGATTTCAACAACTGGTTCAGCAATTCCTTCTACTTGTTCTTCGATTAATATCTCTGAATCTTCATACTGAGTTGTTACATATTCTTCACCCTGATCTACATCTTTCATATATACATCAACTTGTTCAACAATATTATTTGGATTTTTTTTGCAGCTTCTCTGATGCATTATCATCCCTGATTTAGTTTTTAGTGCTCTATTGCACCATTCACATTTAAATGTTTCTTTTTCCATAATTTATCTATTTAATTCTTGTTTTATTAATTTTTTAACTTTATTGCAAGTTGCAAAAATAGCCATATGAGATATCCCAACTTCTTTCGACAATGCTCGCAGTGTTTTTCTTCTCAATTTATCTACTTCTTCTTTACTTAAATTTTTTATCGGGATAATTTCTTCGTTCATATTGAGCAACTGAAACAATCTATATTCATATTTGCTTATAACTTCTTTCTCTTTTAAATCATTTAAACATTTGGTTATCTCCAGCCACTTTATCTCATCAGGGCTTGGGGAGTATTCTGCTGGCTGTTTTAACATCGAGCTTATATCTGACCTATTTTTTATTTTCATCTTGTTATACGAAGTACTAGGCCCCCTCACCTGGTTCCTCAAGCTAACAAACACAAAATTGAATAAGTTATCTTTCTGAATAGAATTTTTTATACCATTTTTATTCTTTAATTCTGATAGGGTTAGATAGGTTGATGCCACCAAATCGCTTGGGTTATCCTCAGGAGAACGACAAAATATCGTTGCAATTTCTATTAGCTGATCATATTTATTACCAAAGAAATTATCTAATTCATATTTTATATTCTTATCTATTGTTATCATATTTTAATTTAATTTTTTAATTTCATTTAGTTCTGTTTGAGTTAATTTTCGTAATTCAGTCATACATCCAAGATCGAAAAAGCTTATTGATTTTGGAAGTTTATCGTTGAAGAAGGGGTTTTTGACCAAAATGTTAACAGAGGCATAATATATTGAACCAAGAATATGATCAACAAAAAAAACATAAACTGGAAATATAGCGTTCATTTGCTGATAGTGATACCACTGGCTCGAATCAAACCCCGTTGCATAAAAATGGTTCAACTTAGGTTTGCACTTTACCTCAAAGAAAAAAGGTAAACCTTTTTTTACCAAAGCAATACCATCCAAGTAATGAGGATTCCCATCATCTGGTGAATATATACAAGCAACATTACCTCTTTTTTTCAACATATCTTTTATGAGTGCTTCGCCATATTGACCAAGATGATCTTGATGGTCATCTTTTTTATATTTTTTATGCATCCCACTATTTTCCATCTCTACTAACTTTAAGATATCTTTCTTCTTGTAATTGTATAATCATTGCTAATATTTCTTTTTTTAATGAAATACATATTTTCATTTGTTCAATTATATTTTTGTTTATATCATCCATATTTATAAATAGTATAGAAAAAGCTAAAACCACAATTCTTTTATCTTTTTTCTTCCCCAATATAATCTGCCTTTTACAAAATTTTCAGATTCGCATATATCAATCGCAATTTCTTTTATCTTTTTTCCCTCAAATAAAAGTGAATATATTTCCCTATCTATTTCTCTTGGTAATGTTGAAATAATCTTTTTTAGTTTTATCTCTTTTTCTGTTAATTCTTCGTATTCATCATATACTGCAATATTCTTTTGAAAATCTGAATAATCTTGAAAATAATTTATATCTATTTTTTTTACAACTCTTGCTCTTTCGATATATTCATTCCTTGCAACCAACTTTAAAAAGGTCATCCAGTAGGCTCCAAAATCGTTTTGTGGAGGAATTGTTGCTGGGGGGAAAATAAACCTGTCAGCAGCATTAATTACAGCCACAGATGCAATATCTTCATCATATAGGTAAGAGATTATATTGAAAGAGTTTTTGTATAGATCATTTCCCTCGGCAAAATATCTTTTATCACCACGTAATCCTAGTAATTGTTTTTTTTTCACTTTCATTTGTTTAAATATAAATAGAGAAAAAAATAAATTAAATAGTTAAATTGCTTTTTTTAAAAAAAATATTTGTATATTTGCTGAGTAATAATTCAACAATATCTTTTGTTAACCTCTCAGAAATCGCAATACGTTCTGGGGGGTTTTTCTTTATACTAAGTAAGAAAAAAAACATACTGTTTTTCTTTCACTGTGTATCAAGTAGTTATAAATAAATGAAACTATTTGGTACTAGGGTTCGTATATTAAATTGAAAATATTTATATTAACTATTTAGAATAAGTAAAAAAATTATATATTTATAGTTGTGGGATAGGTTTAGGGTTGCTCCTTAACTGATAAGAGCCGTCAGTCTCTTCCCCTTCTTATAAACACTGACATCAAAAATAAACTGATATGGAAATAAAAAAAAATAACATTGTAATAAGAGAGGAAGAAATTTCTATTAAACAATCCAACCTATATATATCTATATTAACACCACCTACTAACACCATATTACCATTACTATCTATACCTACTTTTATTATATCTAAACCTATATCTATAAACCCTACAATACACACTCAACCTATATACACTACTTATACCACTTTAAAAGAGGTAGTGAAAGCTGTAGAAGATGGTATATTAACACTTTCAGAGAGTTTAGGTAAAAAAAGTTCATCTCAATTCCCCTTAATTTTAAACGTACATAATAGGATATATAATACTGATAAAATATCTGTACCTATGGGGACATATAAAGTTTTGAAAGAGAAAGTTCCAGCTAAGCTGTTATTTAAGGTACACGCAGATAAACAAGTTGCGATAGAGACTTGTTTATTATTTGTGAGTCAATTCACTAAGACTATAATTGATTATTTAAGGGGGGATGAATATCACATTAGTATGTGGTCAAAAATATTAATTGAAAATTATGGCAAAAACTATAAGCGTATAATTGATGTATTGATTTATGGTGGTATTTTGGTTTGTGATAATCGTTTTATTAGAGGTAGTAAGAGTTATAATTATCGGTTGGGTGATAAGTTTTTAACCAAGACAACAAATAAATTTAAGATAACTACAAAGCAAGTAAAAGTATTTAGGGGTAAAATGATAGCTGCTGCACTTGCGAGGGCAACAGATAATGTTATAGCTAGAAATTCTTTATGGGTGTGCTCAATGGTTGATCTACCAGATATAGCTTATTTAAAGAAAGTGGGTAGGGCTATGGTGAAAGCTAAAAAGGTAACTAAAAGAAGAAGGTTATATAAAATTAGGGGTAATACAAAAAGGGAGTTGAATAATAAAGTTAGGTATATTGAAGATGATATTCAATTGTTTGATTTACTTACATTGCCTAGCTATTATATTCCCACCCCCTCAGATAACGCTGGGGGACGTATAACGGATTCTTTTACACTTATGCCAAGTTGGATACGTAATGAGATTACAATAAAAGGGGAGAAGCTAATGGAGAGCGATTTTAGCGCACTCCACCCTAATATATTATCTGGGAAGTATGGAGATGGAACTCAGATTACACACGAGTACGTGGCTCTTAAATTAGAATTAGAAGATAGTGTGCTTCTTGTGAAGAAAGAACATTTATCATTTTTTAATAAACCTGTTTATGGTTTTACATATGAAAAGAATGGTAAGAATAGATATATGCCAGGAATGAAAGATAGTCCACTATGGGATTATTACAATAGATATCAACCACGTATGTTAGAAAAAGTATGTGTAGATAAAATAGATTTTGGTTACAAGTATACCTGCAACGTTCTTTTTACAATTGAGGTAGAAATGATGACCCGTGCTATACTTATTTTAAATAGTGAGGCAATTAATCCAATGTATGTTTATGATGCCTTATATGGCCTTAAAAGAGATATTAATAGAATACAAGAGGTAATGCAATTTGTGGCTAATGAATTTCAAATACCAACAGAAGCAAAAATTAAATAAATAATTGAAATAAATTATTGTTTTTTTAAAAAAGTTTTGTACATTTGCTGAGTACATAATTAAATTCAACAATATATCTTATTTAGCCCTCAGAATAACGCAATACGTTCTGGGGGTTTTTTTTTGAAACCTTTTTTAAATATGGTTCGTATATTAAATTGAAAATAATTAAATTAACTATTTAGAATAAGTAAAATTTTTATATATTTATATTTGTGAGGGGATAGGTTTTGAGTTGCTCCTTAACCAACAAGAGGTTCATCAAATTGCCTCTTCCCCTCATTTAACTAATTTGATATAAAAATAAATTTGATATGAAAACAAAAGAAAATCAAAACAGTTCAGAAGAAAACAAAAAATTTGATGGTATAAATATTATGCGATCAATAATGGAGTGGGAATGGTATCAAGATCATAAGACTTTGGCCCTATTTTTACACTGCCTATTAAAAGCAAATTGGAGGGATAAAAAATGGAAAGGTACAACTATACCTGCTGGCTCATTTATTACCTCATCAGATAAATTAGCTACTGAATTGGGGCTATCAAGACAGAATATTAGGACCTGTTTAAATAAGCTAAAAAAGAGTAAAAACCTAACCATCAAATCAACCAACAAATATACTATGCTAACTATTTGTAACTATGAGGATTATCAGGGTAGGAAGACTTATGATAAACCAAAATCAACCAGCAAATCAACCAGCCCACTAACCAGCCCACTAACCACAACTAATAAGGTTAATAAAGAAAATAATATTAATAAAAAAAGAAAGGTTACTAAAAACTCTAATAGTATTAGTGAAAAAAATGAAATTGAAAAACCTACCTCTTTAAATAAAATTGATTATGAATCTGCAATTAAAAAAAGTAGAGAGATGAATAAAGATAATGAAATCCAATTAGCGATACCTACCTCTTATTCTAATCAATCTTCTTCAATTAATAAATCTTCTTCATCATCTTATATTTCTTCAGCTAGAGAAATGTCAGGACCATCTATACTTTATCAACAAGAAAAAGAAATTATTGATCCAAGAAAAGAAATTATATTCAATGAATTTAAAAATCAATTGGAGAGTAAATATAAATCAGAAATAAATAATATATTCATAGAGGAAGAAACAACCAATTTCATAAATAAAAAAGGTTATGTAGATAAATTAAATATAAAACCAGCAGTATCTTCATTTGTTGCTAATATCATTGTACCTGAAAAATACTTAATAAGTGAATATGATGATCTTTTTTCACTTTCAATCGAAAGAAGAACTGAAATAGGTGAAGAGATTTTTAATGTTTGTATGGATTCATTTGCAAATAATAAATTAGCTGAACAAAAATATAATTCAGTTATCAAAAATTTAGCAAATCAATATGAAACACTAATTTCTGGATATGATAGAGATATTTTCATTAAAACTGCTGAACAGGCATCAATTAATAATTTCAAATATGTTCTTGATTTGATTGACGATTATTTAAATAACAATAAAGGTTATGCACCTATTTACATTATGAGCAGATTTTTCTTATTCATAGAGGATAGAAATTCATAATTAGTATATTTATATCAATTCAAAAAAATAATGCCTTAGATAGGCTTAAAATGAAAATAACCAACTATGGATAAACCAAAGGAAAAAAAGTGTAGCTCTTGTGGGAAAACTTTCCCCCTCACCATAAAATATTTTTACACAGCAACAAAAAATATTGATGGATTTTTTGGTTCATGCAAAGAATGTGTAAAGACTAAAAATAAAAAAGATTATAAAAAACCTTCAACTAGTTTGGTTGACAAAATTAAGAAGCCAAAACTCATTACAACTAGAGATGAATTTCAAGTGGGGGAAATAAAATGTAAGAATTTTGCCTTAGATGCGGGATCACATAATACATTTATTTTTTCACTTAGCTATAAGTTGGGGGATGATTCTCCTGAGGATGCAATGAGCTTGTTAGAGTGCATAAGAGACCTATTAAATGAACAGATAGCTTTGCAAATACCAGAGCATAGATATGTTATGGATAATATTGCTGTACTTGATGTACCGAATGTTTCAACCCCCAAATCTCACGTTAATATGGAACTATATATGTACTTATTTGGCCATCATAAATTTACCGATTTTAAAGATATTATGCGTAAAATAGTGCTGGATGTTCTGTGAAAATTATTTAGAATTATTATAAAGTATTAATAAATAAGCATAAATAATATTTAATTAAAAAAAGTTTTGTATATTTGTTGAATAAAAAACTAAATAGAAATAAAGACAGTTTTTTTGTTGTTGTTGGCCCCCGAGTTTTTCAGTAACTCGTTTTCATCTCGGGGGTTTTTTAAAGAAAATTAATTATAAACAAAAGATAAGATATGGAAGAAAAAGTAAGTAAGATTAAAACGGTAAACACATCAAGAACCTTTAATGGAAAAGATGGGACAGTATTCGTTGTATTGGATTTAACACTAGAGGATGGTGCCTATGGTGAACTTATTGTAAAGAACGATGGTGGGTATAAGTATGTACCAGGATTTGAGATAAAATATACTCTCGAACAAAAAGAGTATAACGGAAATGTTCAGTGGAAGATCAAGCAGGCATATACTGGCGGCAAAGGTGGCGGAGGCGGCTTTAAAAAAGATAGTGCTGCAATCAATAAGTCAATTGAGACCCAAGTCTCTCTCAAGGAGGCAGTTCAATTATGTGTTGCAGATAAAATTAAAGTAGATCAAATAATTAATTATGCAATTAGATTTAACCAATATTTAAGTGAAGGAAAATAATATTGCAGATTTAAGAAACTTTGCACTATTTATAAACGTAAATAAAAATAAATATAAATAAAT